TTTTTGAATCGGATCAAACTGCAACAACTTCTTACAGTATTACGGCAAATAAAAACGCACATACTGTTAGTCCTACAATTAACTCAGGAGTCACAATAACTGTGCCTTCTGGTGCAATCCTTGTTATCTTATAGTTATGCCAGTAACAATCAACGGATCAGGAACAATCACAGGTTTATCAGTAGGGGGTTTGCCTGACGGAACTGTTGATGCAGACACATTAGCTGTAGGAGCAGCAAGCGGAACTAAATTATCATTACCAAGTGGGTCTATTGTAAAGGTTTATCATCATAGTTCTGCAAATAAAGTAGTAGGTTCTGCTGATTCTTGGACTATAAGTCCAACAACCTTAACTGTTGCATTATCTAATAGTTCAAATAAATTCATTATTCAATCATCAAATAATATCGGAGCAACTGGTGATAATGAAATTGCTCTTGCAATTTACAAAGATAGTGCAGTCACAGGAACAGCACCTGATACAGGTTATGGAATACAAGGAATAGCTGGTTTTAGCCATAGAGGAAATAGTAATGCTGTAGAGTGTATTCAATTTAATTTTGAAGATGCAGCAGGTGACACAAGTAATCATACTTACCAAATCGTTGCTAAACAGCAAACAGGTACAATTAGATGGAATAGAAGTGGTAATACAAGTGGTGGAGACTCAATAGAAACATTGAGTTCGATAACAATTTATGAGGTAGTTGCATAATGTCCAAGATTTCACTCAAACACTCAGGCGGTAATGTTGTTTCACTCAACTCTCCAACTTCCGCACCAACATCAGCAGACGTAGCATTTAAACTACCAAATGCTGATGGGACATCTGGACAGGCTATGGTTACAGATGCTTCTGGAAATTTATCATTTGCAACTGTAGCTGGCGGTAAACTTCTTCAATTACAATCAGTTACAAAAACTGATACCGCAAGTTTAACTGGCCCTCAAAGTACACCACAAGATATAAGTGGATTGTCAATTACAATTACTCCTGCAAATGCATCAAGTAAATTTTACATTACTGGTAAAGTAGCGATGTCGGCAACATATGCAACAGTTGGTGCTATACATATAAATGTTAATGGAACTGTAGTTGGAAATGGAGACTCAGATGGTTCTAGACCTGTTGGACATACTTCGGGTGTAGGGTATGCAGATATAAATTCTCACAACCAATATGGTTTATATTCTGCGGCAATTGATTTTTTGGTAAATGCAAGTGATGGAAATGCTCATACTATTAAATTACAATTAACACAACCAGATGGAGCTAGAACAGTATATATAAATAGATCACAAACTGACTCAAATGGCACGTCTGGTCCAAGATATGTTTCAACATTAACAGTAATGGAGATAGCAGCATAATGGCTATCTTCTATAATTAAGGAAAAACTATTATGGCCTTAGATCACGAAGCTATTTATGAAGCTTATAAATCAGAAGCAAAACCTGTTGTTTCTATAGATGACTCTGCTGGTGCTTTTGACGCTGATGGTAATTCAGTAACACTAGATCAAACCAAAATAGATGCAGCTAGAACAGCCCTCAATACGGCTGCAGCCGCAATAGCCTATAAGTCTCAAAGAACTGGGGCAGATGGTACGACAGATACTATATATGACACAATCGGTAATCAATTGGACATGTTATTTCATGCAATAGATGCTGACTCTGATTTAAAAACAAAGTTTGCAACTTGGCATACTCATATTGCAGCAGTTAAAGCAAAATATCCCAAGCCATGAGTACACTAAAAGTCACTAATGTTGCACACGAAACAAGCACTTTAAACACGCTTGTATTTGATAATGGTGGTGGTTCTGGTAACGGAAGAGTCACTACAAAAGGTACTATCGGAGAAATTACTGCAATCTCTTACGCATCTACAATTACTTTAGATTTCAGAACTGGTAATAATTTTTCTACAACACTTACTGGTAATGTTACCTTTGCCAACCCCTCAAATATCTCTGCTGGACAGAGTGGTGTTTTATTTATAACTCAAGATGGTACAGGAAGTAGAACCGCAGCATTTGGATCGTATTGGGATTTTAGTGATGGCACAGCACCTACATTATCAACAGGTGCAAACCAGGTAGATGTTATCGCTTGGATCGCACGAACCAATACAAATATAGCTGCACAGTTTATTGGAAACTTTAGCTAATGAGCAGTCTTGGCAGTCCTAATCCTTTCTTTATAGCAGGGAAGAAAGCATACGAGGTAGAACGTAGTTTAAGATTTACTGGTGAAGCTGACGATCATTACTTAGAAAGAACGCCAAGTAGTGCTGGAAACAGACAAATCTGTACTTTTTCCTGTTGGACAAAAAGATCTAATCTTGATGTAGGTCATTGTCTTGCAAGTGCTTACTCTGGAAATAATAACAATGACAATATTTCTATAACATTTCGCCCTCAAAGCTCTGGTAATTGTGAATTAAGGGTAGTTGGATATGCAAACAATTTTAGAATTACTAACAGAAAATTTAGAGATCCTTCAGCTTGGTTTCATGTGGTTGTTGCCTTTGACACGACACAAAGTTCAGCAGATGATCGAATAAAAATTTATATCAACGGAGTACAAGAAACATCATTTTCAACAAGTGGTAGTGTAACTCAAAATATGAACATAGCTTTTAATGATACCTCAGTTCATAGAATAGGCACACAATCTAATGCACTATCAAATACTGCTGATGGATATATTGCAGAGGTTAACTTTATTGATGGTTTTCAATACGACCCTTCATATTTTGGACAGACAGACGTATTAACAGGTCAATGGAATCCTAAAAAATATACAGGTAGTTACGGAACAAATGGATTTTATTTAAATTTTTCAGACAATTCTGGAACGACTGCAACAACACTTGGCAAAGATTCAAGCGGTAACGGCAACAACTTCACACCAAATAATTTTTCTGTAAGTGCTGGATTGGGTAATGATTCTTTTGAGGATACACCTACAAATAATTTTCCAACTTTAAACCCAAATCACGCTTTTTTAAATGGCTCATCAAGTACTACCGAAAATGGAAATTTACAATGGAATGGTCAAAGTAATAACCAAGCTGGTTGTCCAGCCACAATGGCATTTCCTAAAACTGGTAAATGGTATTGGGAAGTAAAATTATTATCGAGTAATTCAAACTTTTCATTTGGAATAACACCTGCTACATATTCAAATGTCATAAACCCTGCAATTCCAACTGGTTCTATAGGTTATGCAGCTTATGGTTCAAAAGTTGTAAGTGGTTCTGAAACTGCAAGTTGGGCAGCGAGTTTTAGTAATAGTGATAATATTGGTGCTGCTCTTGATATGGATAATAATGAAATTAAATTTTATAAAAATAACTCTTTAGTTGGAACCATATCTCTTGTCTCTGGTTATGAAAATGTTAACTACTTGGCTTGGATAAAAGGAGATACTGCCAGTCAGCTTATTCAAGGTGCTATTAATTTTGGAGGTAATGGATTTGTATATACACCACCAACTGGATATAAAGCACTTAATTCAGCAAACTTACCCGACCCAACAATACTGCTACCTAGTAAACATTTTAATACTTTGCTTTATACAGGTAATGGTGGAACTCAATCAATTACAGGTTTAAACTTTGCTCCTGATTGGGTTTGGACTAAAGAGAGAAGTTCTGATGGTAGTCATCAATTATATGATGCTGTTCGTGGTGCTAATTTACGTTTAAGAGCTGATCAAACTGCTGCTGAAGGTACTAGGCCAAATGGATTAACGTCTTTTTCTTCTAATGGTTTTAATATTGGAACTGATGCTTCAATTAATGAAAATGGTGTTACTAATGTTGCATGGAATTGGAATGCTGGTGATACAGATGGCAAGACTTATACAGTTACAGTTGTTGATGATTCTGGTAATAAATATAGATTTGATGGCTTTGGAACGTCTGCTGTAACTCTTGATCTTGCAGAAGGTGGCACTTATATCTTTGATCAGTCTGATAGCTCTAACGCTGGACACCCTTTAAGGTTCTACACAGCAGCAGATAAAACTGGCGGAGAATATACAACAGGAGTTACTACTGCTGGCACAGCAGGGTCAAGCGGTGCTTATACACAAATCGTTGTACCTGCTTCTGCTCCTACGCTTTTCTATCAATGCTCTGCTCATGCTGGAATGGGAGGGCAGATAAATACAAATTCAACTCTTGGATCAAGTAATTTTGATGGAACAATTCAAACAACTGCGAAAGTAAATGCCTCGGCAGGGTTTTCTATTGTTACTTATACAGGTAATGGCAGTAGTGGATCTACAATAGGACATGGATTAGGAGTTGCTCCTAAAGCTGCTTTTGTTAAAAGACGAGATGGTTCAAGTAATTGGATTAGTCCTTTTTTCGACCTACAAACTGCTGGAAAATTAAATGCAACAGATACTTTTACAAATAGTTATTACAATACTTTTTTTACTAGCCAACCTACATCAAGTCTTATAACAATTGGTAGTAATGATGATATTAATAGAAACACTTCAACTTATGTGGCTTTTGTATTTAGCGAAGTAGCAGGGTATAGCAAGTTTGGGTCATATATAGGCAACGGAAATGCCGATGGCACGTTTGTTTTTACAGGTTTTAGACCAGCCTTTATACTTTTTAAAAATTCAAGCACAACAACAAACTGGGAAATTTATGATACTAAAAGAGAGCCACATAATATAGCTTTACGAAATTTATATGCAAACCTAAGTAATGCTGAAGAATCTCATGCGAGCTTACCAGCTTTAGATATTTTAAGTAATGGATTTAAACCTAGAAGTACATGGGATGAATTTAATAAAAATGGAGATACTATTATTTATTTAGCATTTGCGGAATCTCCTTTCAAAAATGCAAGGGCAAGGTAATATATAGATATGGCTTTTTTATTAGACGGAAAACCTTTAGCAGTTGATGTTCCCTTTACTTATGGGGATGTACATTACCCTGCTAACTGGTTAAGACTATCAACAGCACAAGAGAAAAAGGATCTTGGTATTACTGAGGTTGCTGACGCACCAGTATATGACTCACGTTTTTATTGGGGTGATGGAACTGCAAAAGCACTTGATGATGAAGATGCTAAAGATTCAGATGGTAAGTTATTGAAAAACCCTGATGGCAGTCAGATGGTTATACAAGGTGTTAAATCAGTATTAAAAGCACAGGAAAAAGCAACTGCTGGTAGTTTGTTAGCAAGATATGATTGGTATGTTGTAAGGAAAGCAGAAAAATCTACTGCAATACCAACAGCAATCTCAACTTATCGTGATGGAGTAAGAACAGCTTGTAATACAAGGGAAACAGAAATTGATGCGTGTGCAGATACCGCAGCTTTAGTTACTCTTTATTCGTCAACAGAAAAAGATGGAGTTTATACACCTAACATGACACAATATCCAGAAGATCCTAACGCTTAGATTCCTGCATTTGCCTTGTCATTAAACCCATCGTGACGTAGAGAGGAGATAGACCTATAATTAGCAGTAATGTAGCGAATGTCATAACTGACATAGCTCTAATAATTGCAAATTTTATCATGTTTCAAAAAATTGCTAATGTTTTGAGTATTGTCTCATTTGTAATGGTAGCCTCCATGAGTGGTGGAGCATACTTGGGCTACAAATATGTAACATCTGAAAACTTCAAGTCTCAAGTTATGAATGAAATTCTTGGAAACATACAGGGTTCTATGCCTAAAGTTTTAGATAATGTTATGCCTGATGTTACAGGTCCATCTTTGCCTTTACCTAAAAAATGAACTGTTGGCACTGTAAAACTGAATTAATTTGGGGTGGTGACCATGATATGGATGGCGAAGATTATCCATTAAGATCTGGAGAATATAGTATGGTTACTAATCTTTCCTGTCCTAAATGTAATTCTTTTGTAGAAGTATTTTTACCAAGAGATGCCTACGATTGAAATACCTCGTTTTAGAATAAATGAGATTCAAATACACGAAGTACCAATATGGAAATTCAGTAATCCAGTAGTAAATTATATAAATAAACCTGTTGTAGACATTCCAGGTTGTGTAAGAGTTCATAGAAATAATTTAACTAGCCTTATTGACAACCCTAAAGATGAATATGGAACATATACAGAATGTGGTAACTTCAGTATTCCTAGTTTTGAACCTTTGGAGTATAACCCCAACGAATTTAAGTACACGCAAGCTAAAGCCACCAATCAAACAGAAGAATTTGTAACACCGACAGTAGAACCACCAAAATACACACCAAAAAAAAACGAAGATAAAATACTTTTTGTTGAATGTCCTGGACCAAATGATCAAAGAGTAGGCCAATATGCTTCAGAGTTTAAATTAGAGCGTGTTATTGGACACGAAAGAAGCGAAGATGGTAGTAAATGTATAACTCTGTATGAAGACGTTAAATTCATCGAGCAATACATACCTAATCCTCCACAGCTTATTAGTACTGCTGTTATTGCTACTGTTGCTGCCACTACTCCATTATTGCTTAATATTATCAAACCTTTAATAAAAAATATTATTAAAAAACTTTCAAAGAAAAAGGATACCAGTTCTTAATCGTGAAACTGGCAAGCGATTGAGCCGATGTGAGTGGTATAAAGTCGAACTGAATGGAAATGAAAGTCGGTAAATAGCTTTATTTGGAAGTACATTGAAACGAAAGACAGAAAGTCGTAACGTAGTCACCTCGCAGACAATTAAATCATAGAGGTGTTAAAAAGGTTTAACGTAAGACCTTAAACGATTGAATCGAAGAAAGTGGCAAAAAATTGCGGCTAAATAAACAGAACTACAATGAAGCAATGTGAGTTACGGGGATCTACAAGGAGCCAAAATGAGGAGAACTACAAAGCGTAGATTTTAAATCACCTCGCATACTTATTCAGTAATAAAGGTGTTAAGACACTTTTAATCGTAAAGTGCGAACGATAGATTTGAGAAGCACGGAACTAAGTCGAGATGGATTATGTCGATGAGAATAGAACCAAAATACGATGTTAGAAATGACTCTGAATCGAATGAAAACGAGAAACGAGGAGTTATAATCACTTCGCAAACCTATTAAGTCATAGAAGTGTTAATGACAGTTTTAATCGTAAACTGACAACGAAAGAACAGAATGAAGTCGATTTACAAGGTTATACCTGGAGGTACGCTGAGAAAAAGTGATTTAAAAATGAGTCGCACCACTAAGAGCCAAAACAAAGCGAATAGATCCGAATGGAGCTTTATTGAGCCAAAGTCACCTTGTCAACCTATTAAGTATCAAAGATGTTAAGAAGAGTTTGTCGTAGCACTCATAACGTTTGAGTCAAGCTAAAAAGAAATGAACGAAATCGAGCCAAGATGCCGTGAACCGAATTTAGACGCAGGGCAGTAAGGTGAATCAAGTTACTCCGAAAAGAAGTGAGGCGAATTATCATCTTTCAAGGCTATTAACCCAGAAGGATGTTGAGGAAAGTTTATCGTAAGACTTACAACGTTTGATTTGAGGCAAATAGAGAGGAAGCAAAACGAGTGACAATAAGCAGAATGATAAAGAAACGATCTGAGTTACTTGGAGCCACAGAGAGTTACGGCTAATCGAAAAGAAATGTAAATCATCTCTTTGGTTCTTGCACCTACAAGAGATGTTGAGAAGGGTTTGTCGTAACACCCATAACGAATGATATGCATAAATCCGAGTCACATGGAGTCATAACGATAATCGTGGTTCTGAGTCTCAATGAAGATAAAGCGAGTCGAAGTAAAGTGAATCGCTATGAAGATTTTTTAAAGTCTGATTTCTCGATCAAAGACTTAGGTAATCTTTCTCCTTTTCTTTGTAGCTGCAATGATTCTTTTCTAGCACCATCAGCAGCAGAAGCTATGAACGCATGATGAATTTGTTTTGTTTCTAAATCACGTTTCTTAGCTTGATCCAATTTAGAAGAATCTATGTGAGTAAATAGTCTACGAGTATGCCTTCGATGTTTTTTGATGCCAGCATTGGCTTGGGCTGCTGAATAATCAACAGCCTCCTTATCAGTAAGCACAACCAGAGTTCCTTTTACTTCTTTAAGAACGATGGGTCTATTAATGCCTTCACGAAGTTTTTCGATGTTGCCTCTAACAGTAACCATGCTGAACTTATCCCATTCTCTATCTGGGAAACAAGTATTCCAGTAATCAAGAATATGTTCTTCTGGGATAACATCACCTTTTTGAAGTGATCTCCAATCTATTCCGTCTATTCTTGGATTTGACATTAGTCAGCCATCTCCACTAGTTCAGATGCAGAAAATCTGCCGAATCTTGGCCTCCATGTACCTAATCCTTCAGCTTTTCCTGCCATCGTAATGATTCTATTTAGCTGAGATACACTTAAGATTTCATCGTCAACCATTAGTTCAAAAGTACATTTCCAATCTGGAAATAATAATCTTTGTACCCAGACACCTCTTGATGTAAATGCTGTATTAGAAAAATAAGTTTGGTCTTTAGTGTACATTTCTAAAGCGTTTTTCGATCCTTCATATTCAATTAATGGATCATTCGTAACAACAACAGAACGGAGAACATCTTTACCTAACTTCCATTTCGTAGCAGCGTTTCTAAGACAACGTAAGAAGTTAGCACCTGGCATATATGGATCAGAAAATCCATCAAATTCGATAGAGTTTTTAGTTTCGTTAACTTTAACCTTACCTTCTTTTTTCCAATATCCAGAAAAAACCCAATCTAAAGCACGAAGGCAAAGATGATCTTCATCGTTTTTCTTTTTCTTACTAGAGAAGAATGCTTTTTGTTTTGCTCCTTCACCTAATGGATCAGAGTTTTGTACGTTTGAACAGAGAAGTCCAGCAGTTCCATGAACTGTGACTTTGTAGCTATTTAGAGCCATAATAAAAGTTTCCTTAACGGAGTGAAAGTTTAAATCCTTAACGGACTTTTTTATATTAAGCATATATTATTTATATGTCAAATATATATTATATATGTTACAAAAAGAGAATATTTGATATAATGAATTTGGCTGTGAGATTTAGCCTAAAGTAGATAGGTTACTTGGAAGGGACTTATCTACTTTATAATTATTTTGGTGGACAACTTAAACCCGTAGGTTGTCTACTTTAGTTTATGAGTGTGTGGTATAACTTGATTTGGAGGAGGTGAAACTATAACTCCTTCGCATAGTTTTGCAAAGTTACTTTTAGGATCAAAATAAATTCCCTTTAACATTAATTCTCCGCAATTTTTTAATCTGGCAATTTCATAATTAAGCATTTTTGCATTTAATTCTTGTTTTTGTAATTGAATTTGTGTATTAGCTGCATCAAGGCAAGAGTTCTGAAATCTATTATCTAATGGAATATTAAATGTAAATGCAAATCCAAAGTTGAGTCCTAAAGAATCTTTATTACCACTATAGTTTTCCTGATAATAAAGTATGTTCCCTGGATTGTCTGGCACACCATTATTATCATCGTCTGTTGGATCGTATACGGGTGTACTATAAATGTAATCCATTGGCCGTCTTTGATTAAATGTCGTAGTTACAAAGGGGCTAAATCCCATTTGTGGACCAGAGCAAACTATTCCATTTCCATATTGATTTTCTACCATCGGACCCCCTAATACTTGAGTGGCGAAGTTTGATACCGATGATGAGGATTGTGCTACAGGAGCACTTGTGTTTGATACATTAGCAAAGACTGGATTGCTTATAAGACTTATTGCGAGAAGATAGTTGTGGTATCTGTTACGCTTGTGCTTTCTATGGTTCGGGTTATATCGGTTACGGATTCCATTCCAGGCGACTGATAAACTTCTGTAAATTGAAAGGCATCTCCTTGATTTGTTTGAGTCCAGTTTGGTCTTTGATTTAGGTCTAATCCCTGCCATGTATGAGTTGTTCCGTTTATAGTTTCATTAACTGTGGTAGCTGTTGGAGATATAGAAGATCCGTCATGCTGTATTCCTGATCCTGTAACTGAATACAAGAATCCAGAATTATACTCTGTTGTTCGTATAGATTCTGTAATAATTGTGGAAGTTTCTGTTCGGCTGGTAGAACTACCTTGTGTGAAATTTGGAATAACTGGTACAGCGTAACAAGGAGTAGATACAACAAAGCCAAGTAAAAGTAGCCTCCTCATTCGATAGTGAGATCAACGACAAACTGACCTGTAATTACGATACCTGTTCCTGTTCCTGGTGTCATTGTAATATTATGATTATCTATTGCTACTGCTGATGTTCCTACGCTTCCAGCACTTGTAGATGTAATATCACTAAAGTTTGGAACTGTACCAACTGTTATTGAACTTCCAGGTGTAGCATCTCCTTCTGTGTATGATTGAGTAAAACTAAATGCTTCACCACTTGTGGCTTGTGTTGCAGAAGGAAAAGTAACTGATGGAACACCCGAAGTCGTAGATCCAAAACCTCCCAATGTAGATGCTGAGTTTGAATCCACAGTTGTAATATTATTACCGCTTATGCTGTACGAGGAGCCAATTTTATCAGCCGTACTAGCTGCTGAAAGCGATTCAAATTTCACGCTAGATGAAATACTGTGATTCATATCTGCATAAACTGGTGCAGATACAAGAAATAAAAATGGAAGTAGCTTTTTCATTTTTTAGGTTTAGGGTCGATTACTTCAGCACCTTCTATTTTAATAGGTGTTATTACCCTTATAGTTTGAACCATACCATTTTCTGTGGCAACCTTATCGTCTTTCTTATTACCTTTTTTAGCTTGCTCCAGCCCAAAGGAACTAAGGGCGGTTGCTAACAAGCTAGCAGGAAAAGTTATATCCTGCTTTTCTCCCGTTGTAAGACCTGGAATCTTAGGTAGGTAGTTACTCGTAACGAGAAGACCGCTCCAAAAAACTACCAGAAGCCTGACTGCGACTGAGATGTACTCAAATTGTTCTTCTTTATCTTCAAACTTTTCTTTTATCTTATCCATCATACCTTTTTTCTCTTCAATCATGAAAGTTAAGACTCTTGTCTAATACTAGCATTTTAGCTATGTTTGGAAAGTAACACACATTTTTTTATGTATAAGATTCTCAAACCAATATTACTTACATTTTTGACTACTACTGCTGTTAAGAGACTTATTGTAGATTTACTTCGAGCAATTTGCAAGCAGACCTCGAATAGTCTTGATGATAGAGCAGTTGATTTGCTAGAAAAACAACTTTTTCCAATAAGATGAAAATTACTAAATTCCTCAACATTGATATAGAACCAGCACCTCCAGAAATGGAATTACAAGTTGAGATGGAATGTAGAGAAATTATGAAAAGTGATGACTTAGATAATATAAAAAGATATTGCACACATCTTATAAGAAAAAAATTTGATCAAGATATATTTATGGTTTCTATGTTGGGTAGATTAATAGAATTAGAAGCTAACGCTGTTGTAAAAGAATTAAGAGAAAAAAAACCAAGAAATCCTATTGCAAAGTTTTTTCGTACTCGTTAATATATTTATCTTCAAAGTCTCTAACTAACATTTTTTCAGTTTTATCAACTTCATAATTAAATTTAAGAACAGCAGTTCTTATATGATCTGAAACCCATTGACCTTCCAAATAAACTACTTGAGCTTTACCATTATCTTTGATAAAGACATAGTGATCTTGTCCTTTTAGTTGAACTTCTAATAAATTTTTTTCTAAATCTTTACGTCTTATTTGTTTAAGTTTGCGTAATTTTAAAACAGATTTTCTAACTGGGTTCATTTTTGATATGAATCTGGAGGAGGTGTAAGCCAGTAGCGTACACCATCCTGTATTTTAAAATGTATATTTAGTAAAGGATCTTTTACTAAATATTTTTTAGTTTTTGTATTAGAAAGGTAATTCTTCATTTAATCCTGTGTTAATCTTCTGTGGATTAATTTGTCCATATATCCCGTATTCATTTTCATTCGCTTTAGCGTTGATATATATACCCTCAGTTTTAAGTGTACCTTTTTCTTTTCCAAGATAAACCTGACCTCCTGTAGTTTTTGTATCTACTAATTTTTGCAAATGATCAATAAAATGTGTTATTGATTCTGTAGGAATAAATAAATTTAGTTGATTACCATATTGACCTTCTTGAATTTTAAATGCAATAGGTAATGGTAATGCTGGATTGAAATTAAAATCAGCCATAGTTAAAAAAATCTTTTAATAAATAGTTTAAAAATTGATTGGTTGAGAGATTGTTCGACTTACAATGCTCTCGAAGTTTAGAAGCAAGATCATCATTAGTACGCACCCCAAACACGTTTCTGTTCCAATCTTTCTTGCGTTCTGCTCGTCTTTCCTCAAGTTGTTTCATGATTAGGCGACCAGAAAACTCAGCTTCTTCTGTTGTCATGTGGTTCCATTTACCTTTGATATAGCATGACTTAGAAATTCGCCATGTCTAGCTTCTGTAATGAAACCACTTAATTTAGGAACATTAAATTCTTTTTTAAATGCTTCTGAGATTTTCTTAATTGCATCTGGATCTATTTCACTTAATTCCTTAAGTGCATTCATAATAGATTGTTTTGCTTCTTTAGAAATAGGATCAGGTAATCCTTTCAAAACAGATGTAGGCTCTGGCTTTTCATTAGGTTTAGTACGAGTATTACCTACACCAACTTTTGGTGGTGGTGTTTTCGTTAATGAATTGCCATCATCATCATCTCCAGCTAAACCATAAACAGCAAGAAGACTATATCTTCGAGCATAAGTCTGTGCTGAACCAGCCTCTTGATGTGCATTCTTGACATTGTCAGGAATCTTAGGAACTGGATATTTACTAATTAATGGTTCATCTCCAGATGTATGCATTAATTTTGTAATGACTATCGTGATAACTTCTCCCTCTGGAGTAATTACAAAGTCATTCATTTGTGTATGACATAACCCAAATTCTGTAGCTGGTTGAACAGCTAACAAGGCTTGAGCTAATGTGGTGTATTTGCTTTTGAAGAAAGGGTTAGTACCATCTCTGCCAGCAGCATGATGCTCTTTCTGAAAAGCATTAAGTGCTTCAACTAGTGTCGAAGGCTGTTTAGTGGTCATTAGTAAAATAGTTTACTTGTTTTTTATATTACACTTATATAATGTTTACTGCAAGGCAGATTGCAATAAAGTGTTGAATTGTTCTGGTGTCAGCACAACTCTCCAATTACCACCTCTAAATCTAACCATGCTAGCAACGAAGTCCACACCTGCATTTTCTCTTTGTGTTTCAACTTCTCTAGGCTTTACAAGACAGGCTTTTGATTTATCTTGCCAGTCGCAGACTTGTATTACACAATTAGGTATGCCATAGATATCTCCGACATCTCCAGGTATTCCTGCGCTGAGATTTCTTTGACATTTAAAACCAGTAACATCTGTAAGCAATCTTGCTGCTTCATGTTCTGCCTTATCACCTTTGCGTTTTTGTGGGTTAGTCATCCTTTCAATAACTGAATTTTACCTTTAATCTTTTCATACTCAACAATATATTCTTTTGATTTTATTTCATGGTTGTAATATGCATTTTCCAATGCTGCTAATTGATCGTAATAGTGTTTTATTCTACGTTTTATTTCTTGTTCAAATTGATTCATTTTTTACTACCCCATTTTCTTTTAATTTTGTTATTTAGCTGTTCTTTTTTCATTATTGATATTTTAAAGAAAAGAATATCAAGTTCTTCTGTTAGTTCTTCAAACTCTGCTTGATCTGACATCTGTAATGACCTTTGAAAATTAACAAGAGAGGCTCTTATGAGTTTCAAATCACGACCTGAGACATCAAGTATATATCTCATTTTTTACTCCAATGACTGATAAGTTTTTCAAGTTCTTTAATACGTTTTTGAGCAGCTTCTATTTTTTCTTTTCTTCTCATCAAAATAATTCCTGTTCTGACTCAAACTTTGTCCATGCTTTCTGCCATGCAGCTTCGCATCTTTCTGTGGGTTGATCAATGTTCATAATACATCTTCCTTCAAATGCCCAAATTGTATTACATACATCTGGTCTTAAATCGTAGTTTAGTTTTAACATCTCAACGTAGCAACCAAGTTGCTTATCAGTTGAGTAAGGTTCTTTCCAGTACATATCAAGATCTTCGATATATAACAAACCATCTTTCTTTCTCTTTCGCATAAAGTAATTGCAACTACTCTTTGTCTTCAAGTCAATTAATCTTATTTGGTTAGTTTTAGTATCTCGACCAAGAAGATCAAGTTGACCTCCAACTGATTTATCTGGGATAGCCATCATATGTTCAACTGCCATTGGTTCAAAATGTGTAAACAGTTCATGTTGAAGTAAAGGCTTAACCCATGCACCATACTCATCGGGATCGATCTTGCCATTACCTAACATATGTTCAGCAAGGCACTCATGACATTTTTCTCCTCTGGGCTGCCATTGTGATCTCCATTTTTCGATATTTTCTTTATCTTCTTCTGTCAACTCACTACAGACTTCAGTAGTTGAGTAGGACATCCATTGCTTAGTCTCGATATTTACATATCTATGTGTGTTCTCATCTCTTCTAATAGGAAGTGGTTTTAATAGTTGGAAGGTTTTCATTGTTAAGAATCTGAAGTTGGAAGGTCTTTTGGATCAGTAAGTTCTACTTTCTCCTGTTTTGGTTTGGGTGTTTCTACCCTAGCAAGATTTTTGTATTTAACACCTTGGTAACCCTGCGGAAATGCTTTGTTACCGCTGGTGCTATTAACACATTCTGTCCACCCTGGGGGAGGCTTGTCTAGATCTTCTAAAGTCCAGTAACCTTTTTTAATACCATCTCTAAGTAAAGCTAGAACTGAAGCATCAAACAGTTTTTCCATTATCGAATATCTCCTAAATAGTTATAGAACTCTCTGTCAAATTCTATTTGTTTTTCTTTTACCGCAGTTAAATATACTTCTTTCATAAACGCTTTCTTACGTCTTGATAGTTTACCTACCGCATTGTATTCAGCCATAACACCTTTAACTGTCCATTCATTTTGTCTCATTATTTATCTCCCATATAATCTTTAGCTGTCTTACCAAGTTCAGCAAGAGTTGGTGGCATTTCATTTTCACTAGCCTTAAAATATTTTGGTTTAAATTCTGGCTCTTCTGGTTTGTAACCCTTCTTAAGTTCATAAATGTCCTTCCAGCCAGCCGTAATTGCGTTCTCAAGAGCTTTTTTCCTGTCCTGTGATGGAAATGACCTGAGTTTATCAAAGATGCGTCTAGCGACCTTTGTGGAGTTGATTGCACCTTTTTGTTTTCTTATAGGCCACCATTCTTCGATTAAATCAGCACAATCTTTTAAATCATCAGGTATTAAGTCTGGTGTAATCGTGCTAAATCCATATATATCCATAGGTACTGAAACAATTTTTTTTCTTGATTTAACTTTCATAGCTTTTCTAATTAAGTTTCTAACAACAGTAGATACTTTTTTTTCTTCATCTGTTTGTGAATTAAGCCATTCAATTTGTTCTGGCTCTAAATACAATGTAAGTTTTTCTTTTGGCATAAGTTCATGTCTTTGTATGTAAGTGTAATATCGAGTTTATATTCTGTCAAGAAAATTATTTTTCCTTATTTATTAATATATATATTTATATATATATTATTATTTATATATTTATAATAAATTTACTTACTTATATTATATTTCTTTTTCTTTTGGTTCTTTTCTTTTTCTTTTGGTTGCCATTCATAGTTGAAAAATATCCATGTGCTAGTATTATGGTATAAGTTTGCCATTCATTATGACAGTAGAAAAGCTAAAACGAATAAGCGTAAGTGTCGATTCTCAAGAATATGATGAATTAAAAAAACTGACACGTTCTGGAATGTCAGTTGGTTTTTTAATTAGAGAGGCAATACACCGATTCTTAAAAGAAGCTAAAAAAAGTTAATCATCATAATCTTCTTCAACTTCTACATATTCTTCAAATTCACTTACATCTTCAGATAAAGCAAACTCTTCAGCTTGCTCTCTCGATGTAGCTTCTACATATTTGTATGTAATTGAAGTTGTTTTTACAATGTATTTAGTCATATCAAATATATTCTTCATAATCCTCATCTATTTCTGGCTTTTCTATCTCAGGATATATACCAGCATTTTTTAGATCATTAATCGCATTTTCTTCATGCATATGATCTATAACTGGTTGATGATTTATTAAAAATGAATCCATTATTCTTCAATCATTCTCCATAGGAAATTTTTTATTCTGTATATCCCAAGCAAGTTGAGATATATATTGGTAAATATCTTTACCTCTATAATCTTCAAAAGGTTGCCAAGCCATTTGTTCTAAAACTTCAAATTGATCTTCAGTTTCTAAATCATAAAAATCTGGATCTAATTCTTCAGATAGATAATGACCTGATGCCCATATAAAACATCTTTGTTGATACGTTAATTTAGACATTTTCATTTTTATACTCCTTTACTTCTAATATTTTTACTGGATCAGTAAAAAATCTATCTTCAACTGTATTTACTACACAATTTTCTAATAATGGATCTCCTGATGGACAAATAAATTCATCCTCAGTATCAACCTCTACCAGTAAAGTAACTTGAATTTTTTTAATCATTTTTTAAAATACCCCCATTGAAAATTATCTATCCAAGTATTATCTGGCTCTAGAATTTTTCTTATTTCTAAGAATTTTTCATAATCATTACCAAGTTCTCTCGGATAGCAATAACCATCAATCAAATCAACTAAAAGTTGTTTTTGAAGTTTAGTTAGTTTTGAATTGTTAGTCATTAGTATTTGTGTTTTGGTTTTTTCATTTTCGTTACCGAATTTTCGTATTTGAAAAGTACTGGGCTTACTTAATTAATTAATGCCAGTAAATTATTCCACTTTTTTCAAATAATTATTATGTAATCTATCTTGTAATCTATATATCTCATCTAATAACTCTGGATCTTCACTTTGCTTACTTTCAAACTTCTTTAGTTGCTTTTCATATCTATTATAAGTCCAGTAATACATTTGAATTTTAGCATTTCTTTTATGATCATAAAGACTTAAAACTTTCTCTTTATTTTCTTTTTCCCATTCTTTAATATCCTGATCTTTTATAATATCTTTCCACCATTCGTAAGGTGTAGTTGGAAAAACTAATCCTTTAAATTCTTCTTTAATTTTATCCATTATGTAATCTCTAGGTTTACCTTCTCTAATCAACTCTTTAATTCTTTCAACTATCTCTTCTTTATGAGGATTATTATTTGTCATTATTTAATCTCCTTTATTAAGTCATAAATATCGAACATTATGTGTTCAAGTAATTTTTCCTGTGTATAAGAGTCTCCTCTGTTACTACATTCTTCTATTAATTCAATTCTTCTATCAATCCATTCTTCACAGTATTCTTTAAATAATTTAAACTTTTTATCAGATAATTTAATTGTTTTCATTATTGATTCTCCTCTAATAACTTTTTTTCTTCTTCAGTTAAACAATCATAATGAACCCTATATGCACCATCAGAAAAGTTTTTATTTTCATCAAAAACATCATAAGCAGTAATATCTTCATCACAATAAATCTTTTCATCACATCTATCACACTCATGCCAGTTACATTCTGGACATAACCAACCTATGTATTCATCATTATCAGCAGGTATTCTATTTACAAATAAACCTGATCCAAAAGAAGTTGATCTTAAACACTCTACGCATTTATTTCCTATATCAACTTGTTTACATTGATAAGTCATTAATCAATTCTCCTACTGGTAATTTGTATTTCTCTAACTAAATATCTAATTGATTCTTCGTAATCTATCTCATTACCTTTCTGAGGTAAAAAGAAAGTAGCATCCCTTTCTGCTAACTCACATAATACTGAAAGTATGTTCAGTAATATATTTACTTTGTTTTTAATATCCATTAATCTAACTCCACATTTTCAGAAAATCTCGCACCAATTGATTCAAATTTATTCATAATTTCATCAAATTTTTTTGTATTATCTAAACATTCTTCAGCATCACTAATACATTCCAATAGAAATTTATTACCCAAATATTGACCAACTATTTCACATTGCCTTTCAATATCTTTTGAAATATTAATTCTACCTTTTTTATTTTTGGAACTTTGAACTGATGCTTTCATTAATGCAACAGTTGTAGAAATTTTAATTTCTGATAATTTCATAATTAGTGATGTGAGACTGTAATAAGTATGATATCATATATTAGTAAACTATATATAAATATGTCCAGAGTTAAACAATTCATTCATGATCATTCAGAATTTAGTCAATCTGACATTCAATCATTCATCCATTCAACCCATTCAATCCAAAAATTAAAAAAAACTAATTTTGATTTTTTATTTCAATTTCTGCTTTTTTACTTTTTAAAAATTAAATAAATTATTTTAAATTTTTGAAATATCCTTTTTTTTGAGTTCCATGTATCAATAAAGCGAATGGATCAGGTTCAAAACAACTTGAATCATCTTTATCTATTTTGTACGGCTTACCTATATGTTCAATACCTTTTTTTATTGCTTCGTCTTCTGAATTAACAACTATTGCCCATCTTTTAAAATATCCCTTATGTATTAAGTCATCCCTTAATCCTCCCATACTGGCAGTTAAAAAGAAATTCTCTGGAATAGATATATTAGTTCCAAACAAGTGCAAAGACTTAGAATAACAATAGAACTTAAGTTGTGGATTCAATCGAGCTACTGCAAGCCAACTTCTTAAATATTCCCCACTAAAAAAATCGCCACTTGAATGAATTCTAACTTTATTAATATTTCTAGTCTTATGCTTTTGAATAGAATTATTTATTAATTCATAAGTTTTATAAAATCCATATTCACCTTTTAAAGATTTTAGAATTAAATCTAAATTATATTTTCTAGCTTTATATACATTTGGATATTGATTTTCCTGACTTGCGGCATAACATCGAAAAATATTATTTTCACCCTCTTTTAATTCTGTTTTACCTTTTGCATTCATAATGACATAAGCAAGACATTCATTAGCATTAGGGCAGGTTTTACCACTTGGCAAGTCAAAAATTAAAGTATTTTTTAATTTTTTATTACCTTTTGACATTTTTAAAAGTGCATTCATAATAATTCAAAAAATTTTGGAAGGTTAAAAGCATTTGAAAAAATACTTTTATAAAAGGATCAGTTTTAAATGATCCCTTTATGAAAGTATTAATTTTTTAAATCTTTTATTTTTATATTTGTTATTTTTCTTTGCTGATCATATCGAACATTAAAAGAGCTAATATTTAGCTCTTTGAATTGTAATTTATTAATAGCTCTTAAACTGGTAGATTCTAGAAAATCCTTATTATTGTTTAAATCATCAATAATAACTTTTTTGCTTTTATAGTCTCTACCATAAGCAGGGAGTAAAGTAATAAAACTCATTTTAGTAATCCTCTGGGAACATAATGCAAGTGTTGTTGTAATCCATTTTTGTATAATTTTTTAAGTCCATTTTATCCTCTGTTAATCCGTAGCCTACTGTCATAATCCATATTTTACGGCCAGTAGATAATTTATAGACTCCTAATAAACTGCCACCATTTTCACTTTTTATAGTGCGGTTATTAGTTTTTTTTGAATCACTTTCAACAATTCCCCAATTTCCCTTTAGAAATTTATTTTGAAAGATTTGCACAATTACTTCGTCAATTAATTCTGGATTCAATCCGATGTAATTCTGTAAAGCACTTGAATAAGTAACATATCCGAAGTTACTTTCTTTTAACTCTGTTTGAGTAGACATTTTAAATAAAAAAATAGTTTACTATCATATTATAAATTATCTGTCTATGTATGTGAAAGTATGTCTTATTAATTATATATAAAAAATTCATTCAATTTTGCATTCAATTTTGCATTCAATTTATTAAGCTAATTTATTTTTTTTAATTTTTTTTTTAATTTTTTTTTTTGAAAAAAATTTTTGACAAAAAAAATACCCAGATTTTAACATCTGGGTAAAATTGTTTAACATCCGTAGCCTATTGTATCTTCTGCATCTGGTAACGTCTTTAGTGTGAAGTAACCGCACTCCTTTTGTAAGGATTCTACAGTATCTTCGTTTGAATAATCTTCGTTTTGGAATTCACAGGCTTCGTAGCCTTTAGTCTCCACGAAGTCAACTAATTTCTCTTTTGAAATAGTCGCGGCTATCATTCCTGCGTCACCGCACTCGTTAATAATTAGTAAAACGTTTAACATTTAATTTAACTCCTTTTTTTGTGTGGTTGATAATTCAATCTGTGTTTCTAAAAAAGATATTTTTTCAATAGCTTTTATTAGTTCGTTGTTTCTTTTGATAAGTAAATTAGAAAGCTCAATAATTTTATTATCTTTAACTTCTAATTGTTTAATCCAATAATAGTCGGGGTTTGCGTATCCCATAAATTAAAGCTCCTTATTAATTTTTTCTAGATAAGTGCAAGCAGATTGTACACCATAGGCACAGTCTGCCTTTGTCATATCTTTCAAAATTGACGTTAAATAGAGAGTGCTTGCAATAACTGCAAGTAAATAAAATACGTAAAATTTCATTTCTTGTTAATACTCCAATAATCAATATTTACGGCTATTGAATAGCCGACTAAGTAAAGTGCATAGACTCCACCAATTAAAATTAATAGTTCCATAGTTTTTTGAGGAAGGGATAAAGGAAGGAAAGGAGTAACTAATTAAAGTTACTCCTGATCTAATCATATCGCTAGGTCATATAGATCATATGAGATCTTAAATGATTCCCTAGTAATTTGATCTTTGAAAATCAATACATTGGGACTAGTTGGGTGTATTGCGTTAGTCGCTTCAATAAACATCCACGTAGTAATATTTACGGGATTTTCTACTGTAGCTCCTAATTTATCAAGTGCAATTTTGAAGGCTAACTTATGATTGTTAGTTAACTCCATATTTAAATATGGGCTAACTTCTTTTAAATAATCCATAGGAAGGAAAGAAGGATAAATTTTCTAGGATCTTTTTTGGTTCTTTGCTTTTGTATTCTCTGGAGCGGTTAATCTATCGAAATAGTCTTAACATCAAAGAATGCAAAGTCTCAAAAGGTGTAAAATCATATTTTGTACATAGGGAATTGTTTAAATACACCATGTACCAATTATGTAATATTACATTGATATAAAATTATCATAATTGTGATATATAGTCAATATAAAAGTTAAGAAATATTACTTAGCTGAGAATCGATTCTGAGAAGCGATAATTTTCAAGGTACTATCACAAGCAAGTTATATTTAAGTGCTATCAGAGAGCCGCACAGAGGTCTTAGAGCGTATTTGGGGGGGTGTTCAAAAAAATTTTGATATATGGCCATCCCCTCGGTACTTAAATATATTCTCTAAATCTTCGTTACTTCGACTCAACTTTAATTGAAAGTTCTGGAGCTTGTATATTTACTGTTTCTACGGATTCACCTATTACTTTACCTAAGCTATCTAAGATCTGTGCTGCTGTTTGTAATTGACCTTTTTTAACTGCTTTGTTGAAAAGACGTACTCTCATGGCTTGGAGGCGTGGAAGCATATTTTCTCTATCTTTATCCCAATCTTCAGTATTCCAATGTTTTACTTTATCCCAATCCTGCCAAGCAGTAGTTTCAGAGATGCCTTCAATTTTTGAATGTTCTATTACAAGTTGACGAGTAGTTTGACCATCAAGTTGTCTTGAATATAAGCGTTGAGCACGTTCTTGAACCTTTTCTGCTGTTGACCTAGCAACAAATCTAGGTCTACCACGTTTTTTAGATTGAGCTATTGGGGGTGTTATATCGTTAGGAAAGGTAGAAGAAGCCACGGACTTGATCTGAAAGGAGTTAATAATCGAATAATAACCTAAAAATAGTGAACTAGGCTATAAATAAGGGGTATAAGAAGAAAATTCTGTTATTTTTAAGTGTATGGCGGTAAAAAACAAACCAGAAATTAGTTTAAGGTATGCACAAGGGGAAGTATTTAATTGTGATAAAAGATTTCGGGTGTTAGTTGCAGGTAGAAGGTTTGGTAAATCATATTTATCTTGTATTGAACTGCTCAGAGGAGCTATCAATCGACCTGGGGAAGTGTATTTTTATTGTGCTCCTACATATCGGATGGCAAAGGATATTGCATGGAAAGAATTAAAAAGATTAGTACCTAAAGTTTGGGTTCAGAGTAAAAATGAGACAGATTTGAGGTTGGAATTGATTAATGGATCAACTATTGAATTGAAGGGTACAGAGAATGCGATGGCATTGAGAGGTAGGAGCCTAGCAGGGGTTGTATTGGACGAAGCAGCGTTTATGGATCGAGATGTATGGGCAGAAGTAATTAGACCTGCTCTGGCAGATAAACAGGGGTGGGCTTTGTTTATTAGTACTCCTGATGGTACTGCCAGTTGGTTTTATGATATGTGGTGTTTTTGTGGTGAACAGGAATGGGATGATTGGAAAAGATGGAGTTTTACTACGATAGAGGGGGGTAATGTTGCACCAGAAGAAGTTGAAGCTGCTAGAGAGCAGTTAGATGCAAGGACATTCAGACAGGAATTTGAAGCTAGTTTTGAAAATCTTACTGGTTTAGTTGCTGTAAGCTTTGCTGATGACAATATTGATAAAGAAGTGCAAGACCTACATATGCTGCCATTGTTGTTAGGTTTAGATTTTAACGTTGATCCTATGGCAGGAGTCTGTGCTGTGAAGCATAATGACACTCTTTATGTGTTTGATGAGATCATGTTGACGGGTGGAGCTACAACCTGGGATTTTGCTGAAGAAGTTACAAGGAGATATGGGGTGGATCGAAGAGTAATTGCCTGCCCTGACCCTACTGGTAATGCAAGAAAGACAAGTGGAGTAGGTTCAACAGATCATAGTATTCTTAGGCGTAGTGGATTTACTGTTATGAGTCCAAAAGCTCCTTGGAAAATTAGAGATAAGATTACTGCTGTTAATACTGCTTTGTATGATGCAAATGGAGATCGAAGAACTTTAATACATCCACGTTGTAAAGAATTAATAAAATCGCTTAGAACTTTGACTTATGCACCAAATACTGGTTTGCCAAATAAAAATTTGGGAGTAGATCATGCGTTTGATGCCTTTGGTTATCTTTGTTTACAACAATTTAACCTTGCAAAACCAGAGACACTAGGCCAAACTTCGTTTAGAATATACTAAGATACCCTTTTTGCTTATGGCCTACGGAATGTCCACAACTAAG